TTTGAGTCCGATAGATCTGTTCGCATAGGCGAAAGAGATCTTCAAGTATATAGGTTCACTACACGCGTTATGTTAGGTAGGGACTTACTTGGTCATATTGCTACAGAAGACGATCACCAAAAGTTTCATGCATGTAGCGGCTCGCTTATATGTCAGTCCAATTCAGGAGGACGCATATTCGTGAAGATGTTTAATCCTGAAAGGATTACACGGAACGTACAACCTATCGTATATGATTACGGTAAGTGCAAGAACCGTCTGCGCGGGTATCAATACAGCGCATCGACGAAAGAAGGTGATTGTGGAGGTGTACTGTTTAGATACACAAAGCAATCGACAAAGAAAATTCTTGGTATGCATGTTGGTGGACATGTTGGTGCAAGTGTGGGTTTTTCTGAAATTCTCGTTAGAGAACAAATAGAAAGAGCTATGCTTGTCCTCGACAATCGCCACGGTGCATTTAGGATGCAATCTTTAACGGAAGTTATAGAGCGCATGTCCACCGAGAAGTTACTTGAAGATGGTGTTCCACGGAGCACCATATTAGATTTATCGCCTAGACTCCAAGCTGTTGGAACTCTTCCTAGGCTATATACGAAACCTGCTTCACGGGTTTCCAAAATCGTACCGACTAAGTTGTTCTCGCGCTTTGAAGCGCGTGTGGATTCAGCTGTTTTAGCTAACAGAGATCCACGGAACACCTCTAAAAAGAGTATCTTAGTTACCGCCGTTAACGGGTATGGAGATGATGTACGTCTCTTCAGCACCAAGTACTATAAGATGATTGAAGATCATCTTGTAGCTAAATATAGGCGGTTCTCTGGCTCTATATGTCACGAGGATGGAAATCTACGTGTTCTTACCGTAGATGAAGCAGTAAACGGGATACCTGGAGTACCCCACGCAGATCGCATGAATATGTCCACCGCAGAAGGTGCATATTGGGATGTCGGTCGTGGTATATCAGACCACGATAAGCGATGGCTGTTTGACGTCGTCACAGAGGAAGGGAAACCTGACAAATACGTACCAAAACCCCAATTAAAGGGTAGAATTGTGTACGCTCTACAACAGATGGAAAAGGGAGAAGTTCCTAGCATCTTATTTAGAGAAACCCTCAAAGACGAGCGTCGGCAGTTACGACACACCACCAATCTCAAGAATGATCCAAACTTCGTTCCAAAAACGAGAAGTTTCACTGTTTGTCCAGTGGAATTCACGATTTTGGTTCGAATGTTCTGTTTCTCTTTCGTACAAATGATTGAGGAAAACAGGGAGAAACATGAGATACAGGTGGGTATCAATCCGATGGGAAGTGACTGGACGTCGCTACATCAGAAACTCAGTGCAAACTCGCCTTTTGTTATAGCGGGGGATTTCGGCAATTACGATAGGGGAAACCCAGCCGAAAATCTTGAATGCTCTGGGAATGTCATTAATCGGATTTATAACGATTCAGAGACTAATCAGAAGATTAGACATATCTTGATGACTACAGCATATACCCACCTCTCATTGGTGGACAATTTTGTAGTTGTTGTAGATAAAGGTCTACCTTCGGGTTATCCTTTGACGTCCGTTGTAAACTCAGTTAATAACGATATTTATAAATATATGGCGTGGTTGCATTTGGCACCACAAGATTATAAATCGTTAGATAACTGCGATAGGATGACTACCTCAGCATACTATGGAGACGATCATCTCCATAGCGTTAAACAAGAGGCGTTAGAGTTCTTCAATCTTCGTACGCTCGGTAAATTCTTTTCAGAAAGTGGAATCAAGTACACTGATGAACATAAGAATGACTGGCGAGAAGCTGAAGAATTCAGCACTTTGGATAAAGTATCTTTCTTAAAGAGAGGCTTTGTAGAGGATAAAAGTGGTTATGTTTTGTCACCACTTAGTAAAGAAACTATAGAAGGTCGGTACCTCATGTGGATGAGATCACCTAATGTAGAAGAATACGAAATCCTTACAGAGTTAATTCAAAACTCTCTGAGAGATGCTATGATGTGGGGTCCGGAATACTTTGACGAACAGAATGTGTCTATTCTTAAGGCACTACAGTCCGTCGGATGTCCAGACATCATGCCGATATTATCCTACCGCAGCGAATACGATCGTTGGGTAAGGATATGCAGTGGGGAACTATTAGATAGTACCTCGTATATTTCAGGTCAGAATTTTGGTTTGTAACCAAGTTTTGGTAACAGTGTCCCATTGGGGATAATCCTTTGTTTGAACCAAGCGCAGTGCGTAGGTGAGAAGGGTTAGAGGGTCACTTTAAAATAATTAACTTGAACCCCAATGCCAAAAAAAAAAAAAAACACG